AGGCCACGGGTGTTTTGGCCGTTGGCTTCGAGGAAGTCGCGGCCCAGCTCCAACAGGCTCATGCCACGGTATTGGCGACCGTTGTCGTCCAGCTTGGTGCTGGCTGCCACGCGGTGCATGATGGCCTGCTCAATGCCAGCCATGCGCGTTTGCATTTCGTCTTGCACAGTCTCGATGCGCACATTGCGATGACCGCCCTGGCTTTGGTCACGCGTGGCCAGGTGATCCAGAATGGCTGCACGGGCCTGGTCAACGGATTTGTTGTCACGGATCAGGCCGGAAGCCAGACTGGCGACGTTGTGCCGGGCGCAGAGGTCTACGATGTCGGCAGCGCGTGCGGCGATGTCAGGCGTGGTGTTTGTCGATGTCGAAGCGCTGGCAGGTGTGCCGCGCTGCTCGATGACTGTGGCGGTGTTGCCGGTAGCGGTGGTGCCGCCGTTGGCGTTGGTATCTTCGTCCATTTGACGTATTTCCTTTGAGGTTGAGGTTGCGGCGGATATGCCCACCGTGGGCGGGGACTGGGGTGCAGGCGCTTGCACTGCACGGGTTTCGATGAATTCACAGGGGAACGTGCGCAGCTGGTGCGTGGCCTCATCACTGGCCTGCCCGGTTGCGCCTGACTGATCACCGGCCGCACGGATTTGGCTGTCCATGTCCGCAGGGATGGGGACCAGGGACACCTCATAGGGTTCCCAGTCAACGACGCGGTAGACCCACATGCCGCCGTCTTGTGCGGGGGGAACCATCTCTATGCGGTGGCGCACGTAGCCGACTGACACGTTTCGGATGATCTTGTCGGCAACATCTTGGACATAACCAGCGACCGATTCACGGCGGCTAAAGGTTGCGGCGCATGTGCCCTGACCATTGGCGATCTGGGGGTTTTCTACAACACCGAGTTGTGCTTCCAGATCCCAAGAACTATGGGTATTGAGCAAAGGAGCACCACGCTGCAAGCGGCCCAGGCGCATAGAACCGTCTTCAACGACTAATTGCTCCAGGTAAGCGCGGTCTCGGTACCAGTCGTAACGCTGAACGGCTGCACCCGTGGTGAAGACGATTTCAGCGGTGGCGAGCGGGGCTTGATCGCCTGCTTCTTGGGCACGGGTGAAGCCTCTGAGCTCCATGGAGCGACCTGCTAGCGGCAGGTCGTCACGGCGGGTTTGAGTGGATATTTTTTGCGGCATGCCACGCATGGTGGCGATGTCGCTGTTTCATGTTCAGGAAAACTGAAACAATATTTTTAAGGGTCAGGCGGATGTTGCTTTTGCAGTTGGTTTCCCAATCGATTCAGCTTGTGCCATGGCCATAGTGCGACCTTTTTGCAGCATGACGATCAGGTCAAGTGTGCCATCTGCTTTAAGGCGTTCCATGTCTTTTTTCAGTTCCTTGAAGACGGCATCTGGTTTGTAGCCTCGGCGGCGTAGCTTTTCGGAGAAGCTGGACAGGCCGCCTGATATTTCATCGAGATCAGCGGCGACGTCTTGCACGGGGTTGACGTAATCCCACTTAGGTGTTGACCAGTCGCAGGCGTAGTCGATGGATTTGATCTTGCCCGACAGTTCAGCAGCATCGATGAAGGCTTGCCAGATGGGTGTGCACAGTTTCGGGATGAGCACAAGCCACTGCAGCTGCTCAGCATTGCGCCTGAATTCGAGCATGGCAACGCGTGCGCTAGAGAAGTTGACCTCGCGCACGTCGCCAGTGAGCATTTCGTAGGTGATGCCCATGCCTGCTGCAATCAGATGGAGCTGGTGTTTGACGTACTCAACGTAACCGGGCATGGCATTTGGCTGAACAGTGGTCAGGGTCAAGCCAGTGGGGACTTGAACGATGCTGCCACTGCCCAGATTGCCGAGGTTGCCGTCTTTACGGATTTGCTCGTCCGTGCGCATGTCTTGGGGGTCGAGGTTGCCGATAGTGGACACGTCTCCGCTGGCCAGGACACTGAGGCGGGCTTCGAGGTTTTTGCGCGCGAGTTCTGCATCTTCATAAACCGTGAGGTCTCGCACACGGGCGATGACTGGTGCAAGTCGCGTGAAACCTCTGCCCTGCCCTGGGCGTTCGGGGTTGTAGAGGTGGATGATGCGCTCGGCTGACACAGGTGCGCTGGTAGCGCGGGATCTGCGTGGGCCAAGCATTTCGCCCGGATGTTGGTCAAACAACCAGTACGCAACGATCTTACCCAGCGGGTTGTATTCGATGCCGTTGATGACCGTGTTGGCGCCGTTGCTGATATTGCGGCTTGAGTCCAACCAGTCGATCTCTAGGAGCTGGAGCTGCAGAGGTACTGGCAAATCGTCCTCAGGGCGTCTTTGGCGAAGTCGGATCAATACTTCACCGTCTTGTTCCATGGCTCGGTGGGCTGTAGCCTGGATGCCGTAGAAGTCGAGTCGCCCATCTGCATCACAGACTTTCGTCCATGCATCCCATAGCTCATCGATGGCTGCAGCATTCTTGGCGAGACTACGGGGGATGATGCCTGTGCCGATGACGTTGGCGACGAGACTACCAATACCCCGAGTGATGTAGGGGCTGTTTTGCACTAAGCTGCGGGCACGAATGCGCAGCGTGGCTGCATCGACGGCATGGTCGGTATTGGCACTGGCTCCAGGACGGCGGGGTTTCCAGCCATCACGTTTACTAGCGCCTTCGTAGGCGCGGGTGAGGACTTCGCGGGCAGCGTGGCGCTTGATGCCTGCGACGGGGTTGAATATGCCGATGAGGCGGTCGATGATGTTAGCCATGGTGATTTAGTCCCCGCGATTGGTGGCGAAGCCGACGCGGTAGGCGGCGGTGCGGCGTGTGGTGGCGGAGTTGGTGGACAGCACGCTGGCAACGTGGGCGCGTGCTGCCATGAGTTCTGAAATGCTGCGGTAAACGACGACGCGGCCATTGAATTCAACCTTCAGCTCGCCGGTGGCGATGGCTGCGTCGAGGTTGTCGAGGTCTGTTTGGGTGAGTGCCATGGGGTTTCCTTTTGAGCGGACAAACTATCGTTTTTTCTGTTCCACTTCCCGGAAAGCTGAAACAGTTTTGATGGCACCCGCTTGTTTGAGATAGCGCCAGACAGTGGTACGCCCGATGCCAAGACGGCGAGCCACTTCACTGGCATTGCGGCCATTGAACAAGGCCAGAACGCTGGCAACCTGCTCTTGGCGACTGGTGGCCGGCCTGCTGGCGATGTAGCACTCTTCGCCCGCGAATTCCTGCCTGACTTCGTCTTTGAGCTTGAGGGCTGCTTCTGAAAGCTGAGGCATCTCGGCCAAGATGTAATCGAAGATGCGATCCACTAGGTCAGGGTCTGCCTGGATCTTGGCGTCGAGCGCTGGCGTGGGGCTGATGGGTTTGTCCATGGCTTACCAATCACGGCGGAAGGTGGGGGTTGCCATGCGGTTTGCCAATGTGGGCGGATTGGCTTTGGCAAAGGGTCGCAGGCTGCGGGGGACGCGTTGTGGATCTCGGCGTTGCATGGCTGACTTACCAGTCTCGCCCAAAGCCGGTGGTGTGCCCTGTGGCTGTATCGGCGGGCTCGTAGTCATGTTCGACCTCTTTCTGTTGCGGTTTAACGGGGGATGGGTGGGCGGGCACTGGCGCTAGCTGTGGGCCTGCTGCCGTTGTTGCTTGTGATGCTGCTGTTGGCGCTGCTGGTACAGGAATGTCTTCAGCCTGGCTGAGCAAATCCCATTGGGTGGGGACTAGGCGGTCTCGCAGCTGGGCCCAGTGGTGTTCTGTCTTCTTGTGCAGGCCGAGCAAATAGGCGGCGCCGAGGTTGTAGTTCATCAGGTCGAGCGGTTCATTGGCTTCGCCCTTCTTTTGCTCCCACCAACTGACTTTGCGGCCACGCTTGTAGCCAAAGGTGCGGTATTCAGCAGTGAGGCCTTTGTAGTAGGACTCAGGAAGCTCATTGGAGAAGTGGACAGCACCGGGGCCACTGGGACGCTTCCAGCGGGCTTGAAGGTAGTCCTTGGCGGTGTCCGGTCCAACAAACCATAGTTGGGCACCACCGAGTGCAGCCTTGCCGCGCCAGTTGACATCCACCACAGTGGGTTTACTGCTAAGGATTGGTCGATTGGGACGGCTGTGCCCCTTGACTGCGTAGATGTTGCGGTGCTTTTTGGAAGCGGTGAAGTTGTACACGTCTTGCGTAGCTGAGCCGCCTGAGTCCACCAGTGCCGCACTGATGCCAAGGGTCTGGCCACAGGCATGGCGGTAGCGTGCTTTGAGCAGCTCGTCTGCACGCTTCCAGGTTTCTTCATCGGAAGGTGATCCATGGATGACCTGGTAATCGACGATCCAGCATTCCATTCCTTCGCCCCAGGCGACGACTTTCATCTCCAGTCGATAGGCCTGGGTGTCGATGGCGGCGGTGAGGATCAGCCCCCCCATGGGTACGGTGCCTAGGCGATAAGGCTCAGCACGCTGCATGAGTTCGTCGTAACGGGTAGTTTCCTTGGTGCGAGCCCAGCACAGTGCAAGACGTGTGTTGTAGAAGACGATCATGGCTTCTTCGCTGCCTTCTTCCAGCTTGGCTTTGGCTTTGTCGTACTGCTTCATCAAGGCGATCCATGGAAGCCAGCCATAGGGCAGGAACATGGCGCTGATCAAGAAGGATTCGGTCTCGCCATCCCCAGGCTTTCCGTCTGACCACAAGCCACGGGCAAACATGCGGGACTTGTCACCTTCCTCGTGCAGCCCCCCACACTCGATGCATGGGTACATGACGCGCAGGCCATCCTCAGACCGGATCAAGCGGAAGAAGTCCAGCGTCTGTGCATGGCCACAGTGGATGCACTCTGCCAGGGCTTCGCGCTGGGTGCCGCTGCGGTAGAGGTCGTTGATGGGTGATTCGCCTTCCAGTGTGGGCGAGCTGGGGTAATAGGACTTGCGATCGCGTTCGTGCGAGGTCTGGCGGGTCTCGACCAGTTCTTTAGGGTCACCCTCGCCGCCGATGTTGTCTTTAGAGCGATCAACTTCGTCATACACCACGTAAGTGACGGACAGCTCGGAGAGGTTGGCAGCTGCGCCAGCGGTGGCAATGTAGAGCGCCCCACCTGGGTAGGCTTTGATGTCGTTGTTATTGGTGCTGATTCGGCTGCTGGGCTTGGCAAAGCGATCGCGCAGCTGGGGGACGGCAGCGACGGTTTTGTCGATGCGAGCAGCTGCACGTTTGTGGAGCTTTCCGGTAGGAACAACCCACAAGAAGTTCTTAGGTCTTTGGTGGACGGTTTCAGCCAGGAAGTTGAGTGCGACCTGGGTTTTGAGCATTTGAGAGGCACCCTGGACGACGACACGTTTGCAGGGGTGCGCTGCGGACAGGCATTGCATGGGCAGCCTGGCGTGCGGTGTGCGTGAGGTCTGGTACTTACCCGGCTCTGATGCCCCCGTCTCTTTGGGGATGATCATGAATTCATCTGCCCATTGGTCAAGCGGCAGACTGGGATCAGGCTGGAGACCACGCGCAACAGCATCGAGCAGAAGCTGATAGCCGTCGTACATCACATTGCTCATGCGGGTGCCTTCACTGTGAGACCAATGCGCTCACGAAATGATGCAACCAGGATGTCTTGAACAGCACGGTTGTGACGGCGCAGGACTTGTGCGCAAGCGTCGGCACTGGTGAGCGCGGCAAGTTCGGCACTTAGGCTGTTGACAGCCGATTCCATGGCATCACGAATCTCACGGCCAATGTCGAATCCGCCGCGCTCGATGTCTTCACGCATGACAAGGGAGCCGCGTAACTTGGCTGTTTCGATCTCAGCTTTTTCGGCTTCGGCTTCTTCTCGACGGGCACGAGCACCTGCGTAGCCTGTATCGGGTGCAGGTGTTTTGGTTTGTGCACTGGCTGGCTGTGTCGGTGGAGACGTTTCCACCGACTGGGTTGGGAAGAGTTCGACAGCGGCGGTCCCCTGCCCTGCAGCGTGATCAACCGATGCCTGCGGACTCAGCCTAGCGCGGGTGTTTCGCTCCCATTGGGTATCAGCCAAGTGCTGATCGATAAGCTTATCTGGGCCAAAGACGCTGATGCGCTTCTCGTCCACCGCCTTACGAACGGCTTCACGACTGCCCCCTGACAGCCCGCGTGTCTTGCGCGAGCGGGCGTATTCAGCCTGGGTCAACA